TGGCATCGTAAATACGCCGGAATTACGGAAAATGTTTGAGGGTGCAGAAGGAATGCAGCGCGCGGCCGAATTTATTTTGAGTTTGCGCAAATCACGCGGATATGCACGGGGCGGTCCTGTTGGCGTTGCGTCACTGAATGAGATTGCTCGCGGTATGTTTCGCTAGTAAAAAAGGGGTTGACGTGCTAGTTTGGCGTTAGCTTTGGAGAAAAAATATGGGATTACGTCCAAGAAATCCGGTTGCATCGTTTGTCGAGCGTGAAAATGACGATCCGCAAATTCCAGAGATGGAAACCGACCTAGAAATTGAAATGCCGGGCACCGTAATGGGTTCACAAGACGCTGTTGACGGCATTGATTTTATTGAAGATGAAGACGGTGGTGTGATTGTGGACTTTGATCCACGGGCCATGTCGATGTCCGAAGGAGGAGATTTCTTTGCAAATCTTGCGGAAGACATGGATATGGGGGATTTGGGCGCAATATCGAGTGATTTGATGTCTCAATACACTGCGGCGCGTGATAGCCGCGGCGATTGGGAAGACGAGTACGACAAAGGCTTAGAATTGCTTGGTTTCAAGTACGAGGAGCGCACGCAGCCGTTCCGTGGTGCGACGGGGGTGACGCATCCTATGCTTGCGGAGGCCGCAACGCAGTTTCAGGCACAAGCGTTTAACGAATTACTGCCGCCAGAGGGTCCAGTACGCACTCAAATCATGGGGGCGTTGACTCCAGAGAAGGAAGCTCAATCTAAGCGTGTAAAAGAGTTTATGAATTACTACATTACGAATGTGATGGAGGAATACACGCCGGAAATGGACCAGATGCTGTTCTATTTACCGTTGGCGGGGTCTACATTTAAGAAAATTTACTACGATGAGGCTTTGGGCCGTGCCGTTAGTAAGTTTGTGCCTGCAAAAAACCTTGTTGTGCCGTATGACGCGGCGGATTTGGAGACAAGTCCGTTTATCGCGCAAGAAATTCGGATGCCTTGGAATAATTTGCGTAAAATGCAAGTTTCTGGGTTTTATCGGGACGTTCCGGTTAATCCGTCCGCGGCCCCGAGCGACGATTTAACCGATACAGAGAACGATTTAGACGGAATTAAGCCGTCAAATGTTGATTATGACGTGACTTTGTTGGAGTTTCACGTGGATTTAGAGCTTCCGGGCTTTGAAATCATGGATGAAGATGACGAACCGACGGGTATTATGGTGCCTTACGTGGTTACTTTGGCCGAGGACACGGGTCAAGTTTTGTCAATTCGCAGAAATTACCGTGAAGACGACGAGCAACAGAAAAAAATACCGTATTTCACGCATTATAAGTTCCTTCCGGGCTTTGGTTTTTATGGTTTAGGCTTAATTCACACGATTGGCGGGCTTTCGCGCACTGCGACGGCGGCATTGCGTCAGTTAATTGATGCGGGTACGCTTTCAAACTTGCCCGCGGGCTTTAAAGCGCGTGGTTTGCGCATTCGTGAAGATGCAGAGCCGTTGCAACCGGGCGAGTTCCGCGATGTAGACAGTCCCGGAGGCGCGATACGCGACTCACTGATGCCGCTTCCGTTTAAAGGGCCAGATGCTACGCTATTTAACCTTTTGGGCTTTGTAGTGCAGGCAGGGCAGCGCTTTGCCACCATTACGGACATGAAAGTCGGTGACGGCAATCAGCAGGCCGCAGTTGGCACCACCGTGGCTATGTTGGAGCAAGGCGCGCGTGTAATGAGCGCGGTGCATAAGCGTTTGCATTATGCGATGCGCAATGAGTTTAAGATTTTGGCACGCGTAATGTCTGAATTCTTGCCACAGGAGTATCCTTTCTCTGTTGCGGGCGGGGATCAAGCGATTATGGCGAAGGATTTTGATGACCGCGTGGACATTATTCCTGTGTCAAACCCCAACATCTTCAGTCAAGCGCAGCGTATTGCTTTAGCGCAAACCCAAATGCAGATGGCCGCGCAGGCGCCTGATTTGCATGATATGTACGAAGCCTATCGTCGTATGTACGACGCATTAGGCGTGCGTGATATTGATAAAATTTTAAAACCAAAGCCAACACAAGAGCCTACGCCGAAAGACCCTGCGCAGGAAAACATCGACGCACTGGATCAAGTTCAGTTGCAAGCCTTTGAGGGTCAGAACCATGATGCGCATATTATGGCGCACCTTGTTTTTGGTGCATCTGGCATCGTTGGCGCGCAGCCAATGGTTGCCGTCGGTTTGCAAAAACATGTAATGCAGCACGCAAAGATCAAGGCGCAAGAGCTTGCAATGCAGCAAGTCGCGGGTCAAATGCAAGGTCAAGAAATGACGCCGGAGATAGAGGTTCAGTTTCAGCAACTGGTTGCGCAAAATATTGCGCAAGAAATGCAGAATATTAAGCAACTTTCTTCTCAAATTTCTGGCGAACAAGGTGGTCCCGACCCATTAATTGGTCTGAAGGAGAAAGAGTTGCAAATTCGTGAACAACAAGTTCAAGCGGGGATTGCAAACGATCAAGCGGAATTGCAGCTGGATCAACAAAAAGCGGCCGAGCGTGCACGTGAGTTTGACACGCGGATGGCGCAACAAGAGCGTTTAGCAAACCAAAAATTGCAAGCAAGCGCGGAACGTGAGATACTGCGGCTACAAGCGCAACAACAGCAACGGAGACAGTAATGGCATCAGTAAAGATATTAAGTGGTCCCGGCGCAGCGGCGCCAAAACCTCAGAAGTATGCGGATATTAAGGGCCAAGGAAAAATTCCTTTTTGTGAAATGAAGGAAGAAAAGACGCCAAACACGGCAAAAGCACAGATTACCTCTGGCAAAAAACGTGGCATGGGAGCGGCCTTACGCGGTGGCAATTTCAAGAGCGCTTAATTCAAAGCAAACGGACGATGCCTACGTTAGTAAAAAGATTAAAAAGCTTATGGACGAAGGCTATAAGCAGAAGCAAGCAGTAGCTATTGCGCTGGACATGAACCGTTCGCGTAAGAAGAAGAAAAAAGCCTGATGTGCACGCTTGTCCTCATAGCTTGGGGGCATAGTTTTCAGTTGGGCTTTTATAAGGCGTGCTTTTACGACTGTGGATTCAAAAAGTATGGATATTATGATAGGGTTCACCGTGTAAGCCCCGATTACTTTTGTCCACGGGAGTATCCACTGGTCTAATGGCAATACTTGAAACCATAGCTGCCGCTAACGCGGCCTACAGTGTCATCCGCACGTGTATCCAGAATGGGCGTGAGGGGGCAGACCTTATGGCGTCTGTCGGCAAGTTTTTGACGGCCGAAGAAGATTTGAAGCAAGCTGTTCAAAAAAAGAAGAATAGTCCAATTACTGCTATCACTGGTGGTGAAGAAGGTGATTGGGAAGAGTTTCAGGCTCTTGAAAAGCTTAGAGAACAACGTAAGGAACTTGAAAGCTATATTCGTTTGTACGGGCGTCCGGGGCAGTGGGATCGATGGGTACAGTGGCAGGCGGAAGCACGAAAAGCACGGCAAGAGGCCAAAAAAGCAGCCGCAAAAAAGCGTGAGGAGCAAATCGAGCTTATACAGACTATTACTGTTATTACTCTTGCTGCAACAGGTGTTATTCTGGGCATATATTATCTAGGTGTTTATTTGGATCGCTGGTAATGTGGGTTTTGGTTTGGATACACCTTCAAAATGGCACTTTAGAGCATTATCAATTAGGTGTATTTCCTACTGAAGACGCGTGTTATGCCGAAAAAAGCGAAGCAAAAGTCCTCAAAAAGCACCAATACAGCGGACTCTTTTGCCTCGACGTTAAGGTACAATAAGTTGGGGCAATACGTGGTATATGACAAATCAGGAAAAGTGGTTATAATCACGCATCATAAGCGCATAGCTGAAAGGTACGCTGATGACTAAAGAAGAGTATGATTTTAACGGTAACGGCAAGATTGACCCCGATGAGCGGGAGATCATGCTAGAAGACCGTCGCCGCCGAATGGAAGACGCAGATGCCAAGAGGGACGCACAGAGGGGCATGACGTGGTTTGCCTTGTCTGGCATGGTTTTGTACCCTTTGGTGATTCTAGCAGCCTCTCTGATGGGCATGGAACAAGCAGCGTCATTAATCGCAGACATTGCAGCGGTATACGTTGTGTCGGTGTCGGGTGTAACGGCGGCGTACTTTGGATTTAACGCGATGGAGGCTAAAAATGCTACAAGCTCTAATCGGACCAATAACTGAACTGGCTGGCGGATGGCTTAAAGGAAAGGCCGACGCGCAAGCGGCTGCGGCAAATTTAAAGTTGGTAGAGGCGGAAGCGAAAGCCACTATAATGAAGAGTGCCGCTACATCGGAAGCGGAGTGGGAAAAGATCATGGCGCAAGGCACCATGAACTCGTGGAAAGACGAGTATCTTGTTCTCCTCTTCTCAATCCCGTTAATTCTCTGTTTTACAGGGGATTGGGGGCGTACCACGGTTGCTGAAGGCTTTGCAGCTTTGGAGCAGATGCCTGAGTGGTATCAATATACGTTAGGTGTAATCGTAGCGAGTAGTTTCGCAGTAAGGTCCGCCACCAAATTCTTTGGCGGAAAAAAGTGATCGAGGAGGACTATTGGATATGAAGGGGAATATGAAATAATGGCAAAAGGTGCGGCACCCAAACTTCTCCAAAACACTTGCTGGGTAACGCCGGACGGTGCATTTG